CCTTTCCCGACGGCGCACGGGTGCGGATCAAGCCGCTGAACCTCGTCGGCAAGATTGCCGGATTTGCGCACGTCGGCTGCAATGGCCAGATGCGCGTGCTGGTCGATCGGCCGCACGGTCAGGGCGTGTTGCGCCAGCACTTCGACGAGGAAGATTTGGAGCTTGTCCGGGAATGAAGCCGGCCTTCACGCCCGTCCCGGAAATCCATCTGCCCAGCGGTCAGATTGTCCCGGCGTTCGAGGTCAGCACGTTTCTCTGCGGCAAGCGCGTCGTGCCGAACGACAACCCTGATGCCGAACCGCGGTGTGTGGTCGATTCCCAAGACGACCTGGCGCCCTGGTGCTACATGAGCTATTGCCAGGCGCGGCAGGCCTGCATCGCTGCCGGATGGCAACTGATCACCGAAACGCAGTGGTTGGCGATCGCCTATGACGTCGCCCGGCATCCGGCGAACTGGACCGGCGGCGCACCTGGTGCTGGCCGACTGGAACAAGGCCTGCGGCAGGGCTTCACCGACGGCCCGATTTCCGCCACCCCCAACGGCCGCATTCGCCTTCCGGAAATCGCGCACGCCAACAGCGAAAAGCGCTGGAAAACGCTCTCGAACGGCAAGCGCCTGTGCGACTTCGGCGGTAACGCCTGGTCGTGGATCTTTGACGACGTGCAGGGCACGCCGGACGGCCGCGCCACGGTGATGGATGCCGACTCGATCAGCCTGACGACGGCCACCTTCGGCCCGCGCTACCGCGGCATGGGCATCCGCCCAATCGACCGGCAGGTGTGGGACGGCCGCGCCCTGATACGCGGCGGCGCGTATCACTCCGGCAAGGACGCCGGGGCATTCGCCCTCTACGCGGCCATCGCCTGGCGCGGCTACAAGAGCATCGGATTCCGCGCTACGCGGGCGATCGGTGCAGGGGAGAACGACCATGTTTAGACGAGCAGCCCACGGGCTGGGCATCGCCATCGACAACGCCGCACGGGCGGTGTACCGGAAAGCGCTGGGACTGCGCATCCCTGCGGCGCGCATCCGGCTGGCGGACATCGAGGCAGACCGGGATTTCTGCGCCCAGCGCCTGGAAGACGCCTGCGCCGACGTGGATTACTGGCGCGGGCAACTGGATTGCGCCGAGAAAGCGCTGCAGCAGGCCGAGTGGGAGCACAGCAGGCTGCTGCATGGATTGGACAAGACACTCAAACAACGAAAGGAATTTTCATGATTCTCCCCATCACCGACACGCTGCGCGATTTCGGTACCGGTCTGCAAGGCGGCGCGCGACGAGCTGCGCGATCGAGCGATGCGCGCGATGTACGACCGGCTGACGCGAGTCGAGCGGTTTTCCGGACGGCAGGCGATCTACGAGATCGGGCTGGCCTTCGCGCCGATCACCAGCCGGGCGATCGAGGGGATCTGTACCCGATCGGATGACTCCGGCCCGGACCAGCCGGACCTTTTTTGACTGAGCAGAATGATTTTTCACGAGGAGCAAGATTTGATGACCCCCGCAGAACAACGCGCCGCACACCCCTTGATCGCCGACGCGCCTGACGTGCGGCTGAATACCGCGCTGTGGCGCTTCTGGCGCCAGGTGCTGATGCCGGTGACGATCGCCTGCGCGGCGATCGCCGGGGCGCACTGGGCGCACCAGGAGGTATTGAATCCGCCGGGCGCGCGGCAGAACATTGCTGGTAACGGTGGGCGTAAGCAGTCAGGTTGACTGGCGGGTTAGCCGGCCCCGTGAAAACCGGCACACGTTTGAAAGCGACTGATATGACCAAGCAAGTGCGAATCGAGAACGCGGACATCAGCACCCACAAGGTGATCGTGTTCAAGGAACACAAGAACGAGGCCGGCGAGTGGGTGCGCGTCGGCCCTGCCGCAGAGTTGAACACCCCGACGCAGATGGCAACGGACTACATCCATAGCCACCAGCGCCTGGTGGTTGAAGAAGCGGCGTGACGGCTTTACACCAGAGGTAAAGTATCGCCATGACCACCGACCGCGGCGGCGTTGCCGCCGTGTTTCTACCGGCAAATCCGGAAGCCCCCGTATCCGATCTGGTCGAGCAGGCGCGCGCCTGGCTCAAGCCAGGGCTGCGGCTCTACACCAACGGCCGGCAACTGGCCGTGCTGCCGGCGATGCTGCCGGGCTGGTCAGCGTTCATGGCGCGCGGCTAGGTTTTTCATTATCAGACGAGGGAATCATGTTGATCGGAATTACCGGCCCGGCGTTCTCCGGGAAAGACACCATTGCCACTATTTTGTGCTGGAGCCACGGGTTTTCGTGCGAGGCGTTTGCCGACCCGCTGCGCGATGGGCTATCCGCGTTGTTTGGTCTGCTTCCGCATCATTTCGACGCAAAACACAAGGAGACGATTGTCGAGTGGATCGGCAAAAGCCCGCGCGAACTCCTGCAGACGCTGGGCACGCAGTGGGGGCGTGATCTGGTCAATCGGCAAATCTGGTGCAGGCACATGCACCGGCGCCTGCAGGAATATCAGGATAATTGGGCAGCCAGCGTCGTGATTCCAGACGTCCGATTTGTCGACGAAGCGCGCTTTATCCACAGCCACGGCGGCGTCATCTGGCGCGTCATCCGGCCTGGCGCCGAGACTCCCGCGCACAGCGACCACACCAGCGAGCAGGAGCTGCAGCGCATTGTGGCCGATGTCGTGCTGATCAACGACGGCACGATCCAGGCGCTGCAACGCGCGGTTGATGCCGCACTGCAGGCGCTCAAAAGTGACCCGCACTCTCCCCGACTTGCATCCGCATGAATGCGCTGCTTCTCTTCGGTTCCACCCTGGCGCTGGTGTTTTTTCTCGGGCTGCAGAGCCTCAACGTCAACGGCGGCCGATACCTGGCGGCGTTTATCACCAGCTTCGGCATCGGCGCCGCAAACCTCGCGCTTTTCAAACTGGCGCCGGACGCCAGCGGCCTGGAGATTGCTGCCTACCTCTCCGGTGGACCGGTCGGCATTGTCGCGTCGATGTGGGTGCATCGGCGGGTTTTTGGAAAACTTCAGTAACTCAACTTTAACCAAACTTTAGGGAAAGTAAATGATTTCACCGAACCCCGCATCGCCCAACGGCACCCGCGCACGTATCCTGATCCTGCTGACCAAGAATGGCCCCATGACCACTGCCGAGATTGCCGAAGCGCTCGGTCTGACGCCCAAGCAGGTGCGCGACAACAGCAATCAGGCGCGGCACGAAAACCTGATCGCTTCCGGGCGCGACGACGTAACCGGGACGCTGGCGTATTCGATCACGCCGGCAGGCCGGGATTGGGTCAAGGCGCTGCTGTCGCTGGGCAAGCCGCTTGCACAGGATATGACGATGTTACCGAAAGCAGATTCGGGAACATCCGAGGAAACCTCGGCAGTTGCCGCATCGGCATCCGATGAGACACAAAAGCCCCCAGCAAAGTGCGGCGCGGACTGCTCTTGCTCCGGGATGTCGGTTGAGGTCGAACAGTCACGGAAAATCATCACGCAGCAGGGCAACGAAATCGCCAGGCTGCGCGTCGAGTTGGACGAAGCGATGGGTGAGGCATCAAGACAGCACAACCTGGCAGTGCAGTTCGAAGTCGAACGCGACAAGCTGCGCGAAGAACTGGCGGCGCGTGATGCGTCCGATGCTGAATCCGACGCCGCGAGCAGCGAAAACAAAGAAGATGAACAGAACACCTACGCCACCGAAACCGATGTCGACGGCGAAATCGCCCTGTTTGGCGCCGACCTGCCAAAGGCGCAAGAGCAGGCCGTGACTCTGGCCGAACTCTATGGCACGCCGATCGCCGTCTACCGCATCAGGCTGGAGAAGGTCGGCGAAGCGCGCCGGGTGACTCAATTCGTCGCGGCCTGAACTCCCGTGCAACTCAATCTCGACATCCACCGCGAGCTTCTCGTGGACAACTTCGCCGGCGGCGGTGGCGCATCCTGTGGCATAGAGTCGGCGCTTGGTCGGCGAGTCGACATCGCCATCAACCACGACCCGCGCGCGGTCGCCATGCATCAGGCCAACCACCCGGAAACGCAGCATTACTGCGAGTCGGTCTGGGATATCCGGCCGGCAGAGGTCACGCAGGGGCGCCCGGTCGGTTTGGTCTGGCTTTCGCCGGACTGCAAGCATTTCAGCAAGGCAAAAGGCGGCAAACCGGTCGACAAGCACATTCGAGGTTTGGCATGGGTCGCGCTGCGCTGGGCAGCCACCGTGCAGCCACGCGTCATCATGCTCGAAAATGTCGAGGAGTTCATCACGTGGGGACCGCTCGTCGAGGCCGCCGACGGCACCATGAGGCCATGCCCGAAGCGCAAAGGCCAGAATTTCCGCTCATTCTGCAATGCGCTGCGCCGACAGGGATATGCGGTCGAGCATCGAGAACTGAAAGCCTGCGACTACGGCGCGCCGACCATCCGCAAGCGCTTGTTTCTGGTCGCGAGACGTGACGGGAAGCCGATCGTATGGCCGGCAGCGACGCACGCCGATCCGAAGCAGTCGCAAGGCAGAGGCTTGAAGGCGTGGAGAACCGCGGCTGAATGCATGGACTTTACACAGCCTTGCCCGTCGATTTTCGAGCGCGCCAGGCCCCTGGCCGATGCGACGCTGCGGCGGGTGGCGAAAGGCGTGCAGCAGTTTGTCATCGCGGCGGAAAAGCATTTTATCGTCGGTGATTGCCGGGTCGAGATCAGAGCACAAAACCCCGTTCTGGCCGCAGATTTCCTCGCTCGGCATTACACCGGAGTCGTCGGAGCCGACTTGCGCAAGCCGCTGCCGACGGTGACCAGCATCGATCACCACAGCCTGGTGACGTCGCACCTGATCAAGCTGCGCAACAATTGTCACGGCCAAACCCTGCAAGAGCCGCTGCACACCATCACCGGCGGCGCGCAGCATTTTGGAGAAGTCCGCGCTTTTCTGACCAAATACTACGGCACCGCCTGCGGTCTGTCCTTGCACGACCCGCTGCACACGGTCACCAGCCATGATCGCTATGGACTGGTGACCGTGGCTGGCGACCATTACCAGATCGCCGACATCGGCTTGCGCATGCTCTCGCCGCGCGAGCTTTTCAACGCGCAGGGATTCCCGGCTGGATACCAGATCGGCGACGACCCAGCACAAGGCTTGTCGCTGACGAAAGCCGAACAGGTCCGCATGTGCGGCAATTCCGTGTCTCCCCCGGTTGCGGCCGCGCTGGTCGCGGCAAATCTCGGGGAGATGCGCATCAGGAGAACCGGACAAATGCCAATCTCACAACGCCCGCGGCACCGCCACAATCGCCGCAAGACAAGCAGCGCACCGATGCACATGCCACCGCACCCGGTGCAAGCCTGGCGCACCTTCGAGCCGCTTTACGGCCTGCTCCAGCAACTTCAGACGGGCAGCATTGACGCGGTGCAGGGCAAGCCGGTGATGCGCGCTTGGGAGAGCAACGAACTGGTCGAGGTCGTACCGGCGCTCGACGGCTGGATCTGCTGCTGGAAGCGGATTGTCTCCGGAGAGAGTCTGGCGATCGACCTCAAGCCGATGCTGGCGCTGTACCGGAATCTGAAATACGGGGTGATGTTGCAGGACCGGCACCTGCTCCAGGCGAAGGATTGCACCGACGCCTGCTACCAGGCCTATCTGCGCATCCCGCGCGGCCGCATGATCGAGTACAGCAAGACAGAGCAAATCCAGATCGAGTTGGAGTCACTCGGCATTGTTGAGACGCAGGAGTGCACGGCATGAAAAAATCGTTTTTCACCCCAGCCGAAGTGACGAAATTCAAAAAGCTGTACCCGGTGACCATGAACACGATCTTGTGCAAGATGTTTGGACTATCGGAATCGCAGCTGAGAAGCCGGGCGAAATACCACGGTGTCCGCAAAACGGCGGAGCTCATCAAGCAGGCACAAAGCCTGGCGAGGACAGGCAAAAAGCATAATCATCATCGCAGGCATCAGCCAGAAGAAGAAACTGTCGAGCCGGAAACGGATGGCTTATGCATCCACACAGCGCACGGCATCAAGGAAATCACACAGCACGCCTGCGGCACGACAACCGTGCATCGGATGAGGTAGAGAGATGGGCGCAGCCCAGACGGCCGCAGCGAATCCCTCACCCGAATCGATCCTGCAAGCTCGCGAGGCGGCAGGCCTGTCGCAGTCAGAGGCGGGCGCACTGATCTACTCCGGGCTTCGCTCCTGGCAGCACTGGGAGTGGGGAACCAGGCGAATGCACCCCGGACTTTTCGAGCTTTTTCTGAAAAAAACAGGGCAAATTGCTTAACTATGCGCCCAATGGGCGTATAGTTACAGACATCGAAGGCAAACACACAGGAGAACGAGATGAAAACGCCAGCATACGTCTTAAAGCAAGGCACCGACTACGCGGCAGGCTGGGAAACCGGCCGCAACAAAGGCCGCGAACGCCTTTGCGGAAAGCGCCTTGTGGACCGACTCCCGCCTGAGCACATCCGCCTGACGACACGCGCCGACGAATGGTATCGCGGGTACAAAGCAGGCTTACTGGACCGCAAGCAGGCAGCGTTGTCGATGGTCTGCTACTACGACAAAAACGGCGAGTACGTCGCCGAGAACAAAACCGGCACGCGTAGCGCAATCGTCAATGCACTGGCGCTGCGCGGGATTGCTGGAGACGTGATGATCACGCGCAACGGCATAACGCACCGTTGCGGAATTTGAGACCCGCCCGGTTCGCCGGGCGCATTGAGGGGAACGAGATGGAAGCCACATACATCGGTTTTGACGGCGCGCAATACGCCGCGAAGTTTTCACCGGCGAGCGCAAAACTTGGCGGCAAGGTGAGCGTTGGAGTCCTTCGCGTTTTCCGCAATCACATTATGGTCGATGAGCGGATAACGACGGCAGCAAAATCCAGCGAGTTTTTTTCGTCAATCCAGCAGTCTGCCGACTGAACCCGCCCGAGACGGACAACTGACAAGCAATCCTTGTCAGCTCAACCAGCCGCCTACGGGCGGCTTTTTCACGCCTGCCGATCCTGCGCCCTGCCCGTCCGCCACCGATCGCACACCAGCAGCAGCGCAACGCCACCAGTAGTGATCGCCGTCGGCACGCTCGGCACGTCTCCGGCTAGGATGGCGTACAGCCTGGCGACGGCGCCCACGGTCAGCAAATGAAAAGCGAGCCGCGGGACCATGTTGGTGCAGGGGCTCATGCGGTTGATGGCGGGCTCGGCGAGCAGTGCGACGATGACGGATTCGAGCGCGACGATCGCTTGCAGCAAAGTCGCGGGCTCAATTTCCATCGTCGTATTCCCTGGCCTTGCGGTCGGCGATGCGCAGCACGGCGGGGCCAATCACCCGCTGACTGATCAGGCCAATCAGCAGGCCGAAAGCGGTTTGGGCGATCTCGCGCGAAAGGTCTCCTGGCAGGGCGCCGCGCAGGATGGCAACGGCGATCGGCGAGAGGTATCCGGCGACGACGGCGGAGCCGGCAGTGGCGGCCGCACGGCGAAACAGCGGCGCTGGCGGCTGGTAGGTCAGCGCCCACAGGCCCCCAGCGAATCCGGCGAGCAGGATGTCGGGCTGCAGGCCGGTGGAAATGCCCAGGATGGTCAGCCCGGTGGCGGACACGGCGACCGCGGCGACGCTAGTGGCGGGCTCAGGCGGAAGCATTAATTGTCTGCACGCCCGAAAAATCACGCATCGGCGGTCACCCGCACGACGTTTGTGCCGTCACTGTAAATGATGGCGCGCTTTCCGTTGGCGACCGTGATGCCCGTGCCGGTTGCGCCGATAAATTGCAGCGACTGCGCGCCCGTCGTCCCGTTGTAGACCGTCCATTGCTGTGCGGCGAGCGGCACGACGACGTTGCGCGTAGTAGTGAGCGAGACGCTAGACGTGAATTGCAGGATGTCGTTGGCGGCTTCGGCCTGAGTCAAGGTTATGTTTGCGTCCGACGCCATCACGCGAGCAAGTATCCCGTCTACTCCTGATGGAGTCCACTGCGCTCTACAGTCGGTGTAGCTGGTGATTGTCGTGGCATTGGTTACCGCCGTATAAAGCGGGATCCGTCCCGGCGTGAATCCGGTGGTGTTTTTGGTTACCGTACCGCTTCTGTCCGCCTCGATATAGTTTGTGGCGCTGGCGGACAGCGTGACGCCGGTCGAGGTGTTGTTGGCGATCTGCGTGACTACGCCATCGACGATCATGGTGCCGCCGTAGTAATACCAGATCAGGCCCGAAGAACTGTACCGAGAAAATAGCGCAGCCTGAGACATGGAATTCCACAGCGCATTTGCTGTGGCTTCTTTTCCGGATTGGGACTGCACAAGCAATACCAGGTTGGAGGAGCTTGATGCCATGGGATCACCTTATGTAAGTGCGGTATGACGGATAGCCACGGCCGACCGTGGATGACATCTGATAAATCACAAAACTGAGCGTGGTTTGCACAGCCCCGAAATCGGCAGTCTGTTCCGCTGCGGTGTAGATAATGCTGTTTGTTCCGGTCGCCGACAGCGTTCTGAGGACGGTCGCGTAGGTGTTATCCGTGCAGACATCCCACTCATAACTCTCTGCGCTCTCTCCGATGTCGATATCCACATAATCTCGCCACTCGTCGATAATCCGGGAGCGGCGATACGCATACAAGGTCAGGTCGTCGGTGGAGGTATTGCGGGTCATGTTGCCGCCGAGCGGAGACAGCGGCTTGAGATTGACGCCTTGATAGGCGAATGACCGGTCGCTATCGGTGCTGATGTCGCGGCCCTCGGTAATCGCACGGTACAGCCTGGTCTGGCTGATGGCTGATGCCGACAAGGTGATCAACTGGATATCATCGGGGTCGAGCAGGACCAGTGTGTCTCCGACGCTGTGCAAGCCCATGGCCCATTCGGTGCCGTTGCGTCCGCGCAGCAGGTTGGTTAGCCAGTACGAGCCATCAACCTGTAGCACGCAATTCTGCGCGGCGATGATTTCCCATCGGCCGTCGGCACCGTAGGCAAAGTAGTTGCCGCCGGACAACATGGCGGCCTCGGTGATCGAGAACAGCTCGCCGTTGTACAGCACGACTTGCAGCAGGCTGGCGCAGTCAATCGTGCGCTCGTCGACGTCGCCGATGCTGTTGGTCGCGTAGCCGATGGTTGCGCCGGGCGCCGAGAATGATGCGGCGATGCTCCAGGTAGATCCGCTATCGGTAGATGTCATCAGGTTTCCGCCGGCCCAGCCCGATGAGAACGCTCCGCACATCGCAGCGACAAATCCGACGGCGTAGGTCTGATCGGTATGCACTGTCGGGATATCCATCAGCACATAGCGCGATCCGCCCTGGACGCTGATAGTCGGCGTGCTGGTGACTGCGGACGGCTCTCCTACTGCGGTCGGGGTGTAGATCGCCGCGCTGTTGTATTTGGCTTTGCACTCCACTCGCCCATCGCTGGTGTAGCTGATGGCGGTCAGGCGCAGGCTGACGTTGCCCTCAGGAGTTTCGAGCGTCACCACGTCGCCCGGCTCAAGATGTAAATACGTTGGCGGCAGGTTGATGGCCACGTCGTAGCGTTCGAGCCAGTAAAGGTATAGCAGGACTTCGGCTTTGCCGGCCGCTTCCGTGGAGGTCAACACCAGCGGCAGGTCGAGCTGCAGCGAGTTGATCGCTGCGGTATTGATCCGTTCGGCGTACTGCGTGCCGGTGTTGTATTCGCGGTCGTAATCGAGGTGCTGGACCGTCACGCGGCGCGGGAGCTGCGAGTCCATCTCGCGCGAGACGGTGATCTGCACGCCGGGCGCCTGTCCGTCGGCGCGCGCATCAAGATCCTCTTCCGGGATGGTGACGACGGACGCCCCGCCTCGCGCGAGGAACCGGATTACGTAGCCATGCTGCACGACATCAAACGGCCAGGTGCCTTGCAGTGGGTCAATCGCCGCACGAATGGCGCCGACACTCCCGACGCGATAGCCTCGGACGGTCGTACCGGCGAGCGCGGACACGTCGATATCGCCACCTGTCAGCAAGCCGGACTGGACACACTCGGCGGACAGGATATCGGATAGAGCGGGCAGGATGTCGTCGGCAAAATATCGTTGGATAGTTGCGGCGTGCTGGTGCTGTGAGGTGACCAGAAATACCGATCCATTCCAGACGATTCCACGCCAGGTCGTGCCGGTAAATGGCATGGCCTGCGTGGTCCATGTCGCTCCGTCTGCAGAAATGTAGTAGTTGGTTTGGTCGGTGGCGAGAAAAACACGGCCATCCGATGCGATGCTGTTGA